GTGTTCAAAATCGAATAAGTGGCCGAGAAAGACGAGCCTTGGAGTAAGCCCATCCCCGGAATATAGCAGACTGAATCGAGGAATTTTATTCCGATTAGACAGTATTTGACGTAGTTTTTGTTGCAGGTCACGTAGCGGTATTTCCCGCTGGCCGTGATGTTGTAGGTCGGAACATTCGAATATCCATACATCTCCTCCGCCTTGGTCTGGAAGCTGGCGATCGCCTGATTGGCCAGCTGATTGGAAGGAACGATGAGATTCGGCGAATAGCTGGAATCCAACGTGATGGAGGATGTCGTCTTGGTGTACTTGCATAAAGCAAACTGATAGACGTTACCGCCATTCAATAGGTCGTTCTGAGTCAGGGTGATCGGCGACGATGATTCAATTTTCCCTAGCACCGCCGTGTTGTTTGAGAGAGTGACCGTAATGACGATTGCGCCATACATCGATGAATCGAGAGCGACGTAGACTTGGCTCCCGGCCTCAATGAACATCCTGCGCCCGTAGATCTGGACGTATCCGCTTTGGAACGTTATGTAGTTGTTCGAGACGCTGGCCGAGCACTGACCGCCGAGCCCCTTTATGACTCCCGCAGGAATCAGGCCAACGATGTGATGGTTCAGCGAGGCGTCTTGTTCAGCCGAGACGCTTGATCCGTCGAATGTAATTTTAATTAACCCCATGGTTTTACCTCCTTTGAAGTAGTTTTATTTTGTCGGTGAGCTTCACCCTGTACTCGCCGAGGACGACGGAGCAGGAATAAAAGCCATTTTTGAAAGATAGCTGGGTGACCATGGTCTCGTAGGTTTTGCTTTCGCCCACGAACTCCACGAAGTCGCCGAGATTGAAGTTTTGAAAAGGAACGATTATATCGTTGTCAACTGACAAATCGAACTCTATCGAATGCTCGAGGTTGCTTTTTAGAAGCTCGCTCTGTGCCTTTGTGAGAAGCGTCGAATAGTCGCTGTCGCTGTAGAACTCGCTCACAAGCTTCACGTATGGATAGCGCTTGTCGCTGTATGAGTTGGTCGTGAGTGTTCCATCAGTCAACAGGAAATAGGAAATCGCGCTTTTATACGAGGTGTTGTCGTCCTTTGGATAGAAGATGATCTTGTTCGTGATCTGCTTCTTTGAATCGGCAATTTTGAGGTCTGTGATGACTGGAAGGTTGTGTTTGATGACAAGCCCTTTTGTAACCGCGCCGATGTTGACGTCGATGCCAGTTATCTTCCCTCCGGAATAGACGAGCGAATACGTGTATCTGATTCCGTAACTTTTTGCTAACGTTTCCGACAAGTCGGAAAGATTGGCCAGTTCGCTTCCGTCGTAGGTCAGGCTCCCGGTTATCGATGCATATACATAAACCGATAAATACGAGAGGTTCTGCTTGCTGTCGGAATTGTTCTTATAGGTCGCCTTTATCAGGTTCGACAGGAACGTGCAGAGGTTACCGCTATATGAGGAGACCAAAACATCTAAGTCGAAAAGCGATCCAAAGTAGTTGACCTCCACTTCGGTCTTGATGTCCTTCTCGACGGTCATGGTATCTAGGATTCCAATGAAAGAAAACGAGACGCCTCTAAGGATGACGATGTCGCCGATCTCGGCGTTTATCCCCACCTTGTTGACCGTGAACTTGGACTTCTGGTAGACCACGGAATCGAGGACTATCTCGAATTCCTCTCCCACTATGGCGTTGTCCTTGTAAGACAAAGTCTTAAAATCCAAAAACAATAGCTCCATATCAGTTGCCCTCGTACATTTCCAAGAACTGGAATTTGCATGTGGTCTTCTCGCTCACTCCCGGATCGAAGCGGACTTTGAAGGTCCCCGGATCGAGGAAGAGGAAGTTGTTGCAGGTGAAATCCTGATCTTGGTAGATGTTGTTGGTCACCCCGTTGACAGTCTTACTCATCTCTTGGTCCACCACCTCGGCGTTCACGACGATGACGTCGCTGGCGTTTGAGGTCGAGACCATCATCTTCATCTTTGAGATGACGACGTCGTTTTTGATGATTTCTATCGTCGGATTGGACGTTTTCCCTTGTATCTCAACCCTTACCGGCGCTTTGTAACTGCCATTGTTGGTGACGGTTATCTCGCCGTTGTAGGAGGTCGAGTAAACGAATGGGTATTTGAACGGGAACACCTTATTCGCGGTGCTCTCGTTCACATTTATGGTGTTTGTGACCTTTGAGAGCCACATTGATAGCTTGTCGAATTTGACCGAGGACTGAAGCACGCCGTAGGCGATATCACTCTTTGAAAGCGAGACGAGCTCGACGTAGATGTACTTCAAAGTGTCGGCCTTGTAGAAAAGCCTGAAGGAGCCCTGCGCCTTCCTTAGGTAATTGAGGAAACTTGTGTATCCCTCATAGGCGTCTAGGAAGACGATGGTCCCGCTGATCTCGGTCTTGGGATTGTCCCTTTTCGCAAGTTTGTATGTTCCGTCGAAATTGAGATAGGTGTTGTCCCTCTCCACCCCCAGCCCCTCGACGTCCACCAGATAGGTGTTGGTCGATTTGCCGAAGGTGAAGGTGGCGCCTATTTCGTCGACTAAATATAGTTGTCTCATAAGTAGTCATCTCCTAACTGCCTGTTGAGCGCGTCGACGTCGACCTCCGAGGATGTCGTGTTAACAGTTATGTTGTTGGTCGTCTGGTTGTTCGTCGTGTTGCTCGAGCTTGATGAGCCACCGCCGAGGTTAAACGTGTCAGAGAACCAACTGCCGATGTTGCCGAACAGGTCGCCAAGCCAGCCAAAGGCTGAGTTGACTTTGTCGAGTAGCCATTTAATGGCCTCGATGATCTTGTTGAGGATCGTGAGGATCGGCTCGAGGATCTGGAATAAGACGTTCAATACCGGGACGATAACCGCCTGGATTATGTTGGCGATCACCATGAGGACCGGCGAAATGGCGTCGATTATGGCGAATACCCCCTGAAGCAATATGAGCAATGGCTGTAAAAGCACGTTGATAAGGGGTGAAAGAAGCTCCATCACTATAGAAATTACATCGATAATCATTACGATGATCTCCAAGATCGGTTCAAGAATAGCCATGATGATTTGCAAAATCGGGGTCAATATCTCCCCGACGATGTCAATCACCTGAACGATGAGTTCGATGATCACTCCCAATATGTCTCCAATAACGGAAATAATATCGATGACGACTGACAGAATGGAGTCAATTAACGTCGTAACGACCTCGATTATCTGAACGACCAGACCGATGATTATCTTGATGATTTCGCTTATTGGGCCGAGCAGTTGCTTGATGATTCCTATAATTGGGACCAGAACGTTTGTGAGCTCATTGCAGATCTCTTTGATGATCGGAATCAGATCGTCGATTATCCCGATTATCACGTTGATGAGGTCAATGATCGGATCAAGCGTCTCCATGACGAGGCCCACCACCAAATCGATGACGGTCTCAAGCACATCCACCACCGCGTTGATGATTGGCATCAAGGCGCTGACGACGGCCGAGACGAGTTCCATGACTTTGTCGATGAGTCCTCCCAAGACATCCATGATGGTCGATAAGAGTTCTTTAAACTTGTCGTTTTTAAGAAGCAGGACGGCTAAAATCGCTATAAGCGCCAGCCACCATTTCCCTGCCACTTGGCTGACTATGTTGAGCGCTTTGACCGTGGCCACCGCGCTTTTTATCATCGGCACTATCTTCCCAGCTATAGTTATAATCGGACCAATGGAGGCGAGAACCCCCACCAAGACGCCGATGAAAACCTTAGTGGTAGACGACAGGTTGTGCCATGACTCTATCCATTTCTTGACGGTCGGAACGATCTTCTCTTGGATCACTTTGGCGATCGAGCTAATGACAGGCACGACCTCAACCGCCACGGCATAGCCGAGGCTCGATAAGGATTGTTTAAGATTTGTGATCTGATCAGTAAAAGCACCAGCAATATCGGCTTGTTCGTCCGTGACTATTCCTAGTTCCTTTGCTTCGTCCCTGAGGTTTGAAATCTCGTCGGACGTGGCTGTTAGAACCTGAGTGAGTTGGCCACCTAGTTTGTCGCCGAATATCTCGTTTGCCACCGCCGTTCTCGTGGCTTCGTCGCCTATCCCGGCCAAAGCATCCCTCAGCTTAGAGAAGGCTTGGTCGGTGTTCAAACCGGCCAAATCCTCAACCGTGAGGCCAACGAGCTTCAGTTTTTCTGTCAAAGCAGTCGTGTTTCCGGAGGCGATGTCGCCCAGCATCGAGTTGACCTTGACGAAGGCCTTTTGCATCGAGTTGGTGTCAACGGCGAGTATCGAGCAGGCATGAGCCCATTCCTGATAAGCCTCGGCGGAAAGGTAGACATTCGAGGCATTGTCCGCTATTTCGTCTGCTGTATTCATTGATTTGACCGTAAGGGCAGTCAAAGCAGTGACCGCCCCAGCGATAGGAGCGGTCACGTATTTCGTTAGATTGGTTCCGACTTTGGCCAGTTTGTCCCACTTGGCGTTGCCGAGAGCGTCTATCTTCTTCGCGGTTCCGGCGAGCTCGTTATTCAGCTTGACGACTTCGGCCTCGGTGTACGTGACACCGCGTTTCATCTTGCTGAATTCCTCCTCGCTCATCGCGCCGATGGATACTGCCTTCTTTGCCTCTTCCAGCCTTTGGTTCTGGGCATCGAGCTTCGCTTTGGTCGCCTCAAGGGTGGCGTTAAGCGTGGCTTGCTTCTGCTTCCAGAGGTCGATGTTGGTTGAATCGTATTTGAGGCCGTTATTAATGGCCTTTAACTCAGCGTTCTGTTCTTTAAGGTTTCCCTTGAGCTCAGTCAGCTTTGTATCAAGTTCCGACGTATCTAGGCCTAATTTAATGTTAAGGCCCTTTACTGTTTCCGCCACGTTAACCACCTCCTCCTAAAGTAAAAAGTTATCAATGTCCTTTTGTGTTGCCTTTCGTGTTGTTTCACCCGTACTCCCTTTGAGCATTTTTGACTGGATGTCCACTATTTCTAGGTAGGTTCCGATGTCTAAAAGCTCGGCATCACGTAAGGGAATGCCGAGTTGAGCCAGATTGAATATTATGTTCGCCGTGGGACTGTGGCTATCAACTGGCCCGTCGCTAGGGATTGGACGGACTTTTGCTCCCCTCCTTATAAGGGGTTAGAAGCTCGCCGATCGTCTTGGCTAAGAGTTGGAGAGAATCGACGTCGCTGATGATAGAGAAGTCGAAATCGTCCAAGAATTCGTCGTAGGATTTACTCGTATATGGCCTGTGAAGGATATAGGTGATCCTGAAGATGACGTCGATGATTTTCGAGACCTCTTCCTCACTTTTGTCCTTTAAGCCATCTAGGAGCTTGACGTCGCTGAAGAGCTCACTGCCGAACACCTCGCGGTATTTGATGATGGTCCCAAGCGACGCCTTTAGCTTATAGTCGCGTCCCGCTAGTTTGATTGTCTTTTCCATGTCTCTTATTCCTCAATGGTAGGAACGACTGGAGCCACGGTTAGGAAAGTCTCGTAGTTGGCGTCGCCAAGGCATGAGGTGACGTGGGTAGTCGAGTATTTGCTATTAATAGCAATGGGTCTAGAAGTGATGTTAAGAGTGATCGCGTTGACCTCGATAGAATCTGCCTTTGTCTTGCTGGATTCGTTGATCGGAGTGACCGAGCAGAGATAGAACCAGATGCGACGGGCTTTGAGGTCACCTTGGATCTCAAATCCTAAAGCGAAAGTGACCGGCTGAGCATTCGTGATTTCCACGATGTTCCCATTGGTTAGTTTCTTGTAGCCGAGGATATCGACTTTGAATTCGTCGGTGAGTTCGGTGAGCTTTAAGGTCAAGGTTCGCCCGGCCAATTGGCTGAGCGAGAGGATGATTTGGTCATCCGCGTTGACATTAGTGGATCCGCCAACGAT